CACACTGACGGCAACTACCGGCACTTGGTCGCCGACACCAACGAGCTTTGCTTTCCAGTGGCAGCGAGTCAACGACAGCATTGTTGATATTGCAGGCGCAACTAACAACCAATACATCATCACTGCCAACGACACAGGTTATACGCTCAGGGTTCGGGTTATCGCTACCAACAACAGCGGGGACTCATTGCCAGCCATTAGTGCAGAGACAGTAACGATACCTGATGACTGGTTTATTGTTGAGGACGGTACTGCAAAGGCTGATGCTGTCAGCTATGCAACAATCAACTATGCTAACGATTACCATGCGAGACGCGGCAATCAGGTCTGGGGTAATTTGAGCATAGGCGAGAAAAAAGCAGCAATGGTCAAATCTGCTGAGTACCTGGTTGAAAAGTACCGCATGAGATGGAAGGGCGAACGGGTAAGCACTACGCAGTCACTCGACTGGCCGAGAAACTGGGTAGAGTATGCTGACTACCAGTTTATAACCCGCAACGGCGCACAGGTGATTGGCGGGTTTCTTTACTACCCAGCTAATGAAGTGCCAGAAGAAGTCAAAGCTGCACAGGCTGAACTTGCATACGCAACGCTGACAGGTGTGCTGTACGGTGAGCAAGGTCAAGTTGTTAAGCGGCAGAAGGTTGATGTGCTGGAAGTTGAATATGATCAATATAGTTTTCAGGGTCGCAGATTCCCTGCCGTGGATGGTCGGCTGGCTCCTTTGCTGGGCAATGTTCGTAATCAGGTAGTGCGAAAATGAGCTTTGACTATGTTGCCTTACAGGCGGTATCGACAAGCCTGCTGACTCAGGCGGGGCAGTCTGTCACGCGCACAGTAGTGACTGTTGGCGCGTATGATCCGGCAACTGGTACGTCAACAACAACAACATCAACCAGCACAAGAAAAGGCGCACTGCTTAATTATAGCAAGACATCAGAGCAATACATTCGCGGCAATCTTGTGGAAATTAATGACAGGAAACTATTGCTCGATGCAACAGCGGCAGTTGCACTGACTGACATCTACACAATTCAGGGTGAGCAGTATACGGTTGTTTCCATTAAGCCAACCAACCCAGCTGGCACAGATGTGCTGTTTGAGTTGCATGTGAGGCTGTCGTGAGTTTTGCCTCCGATATGTCAAAGTGGTGTAAGCAGACAATGCCGCAGACAATGGAAAAGGTTGTGCGTCGAGTTGTTGTTGAGGTGGCTAACAGGGCAATCTTTAATTCGCCAGTCGGTGACCCGTCATACTGGATCAACCCGCCACCACCTGGTTACGCTGGCGGTCAGTTTAGAAGAAACTGGGTGTACGGCTTTAACTCGCCACCAGTGGGCTACATAAATGATATTGACCCATCAGGGCAAAAGACTCTTGCTGCTATAATCAGTTCGGCACATGGCAAGGCTGGTGTGCATTACATTGCTAATAATGTTCCTTATGCCCAGCGAATTGAAAACGGTTGGTCAAGGCAAGCACCACAAGGCATTGTTGGCAGGATTGAACTTGAGTTACCTGAGATATTCACAAGGGCGGTGGCACAGGCATGAGTACGGTATCTATTCGCGCAGCACTGGAGGCAAGGCTTAACGGCATTACGCCAGCACTTGCTACGGCGTTTGAAAACGCGCCATTTAAGCCGCCTGCTGCAACTGTTCCGTATCAAATATGCAATGTGTTATTTGCCAGACCTGACAACACAGAAATCGGCAGGTCACATCAGGAATTGGGCTACATGCAAGTGCGATTGATGTACCCAATGAACACAGGATCGTCAGCGGCGATGACCAGAGCAGAGCTTATACGCACGAACTTTGAAAGAGCGTCAACCGTTAGCAGTGGCGGGGTCACTGTCAACATAACCGAAACGCCGGAGATAGAAACAACCGGCATCGAAGACAACCGTTATACTGTGCTGGTGAAAATCAGATTCAGATCATTTATCCCAACGTGAGGTAAGCCATCATGGCGATTGCTCAAAAAATTGCTAAACGCACCACCATCCGCAAACAGACTGGGCTTGGCGTACCAGGCTCTGCAACTGGTCAAGTTCTGCGGCGAACGTCCAGTATCTTTACCGCAAGCCGTGATATGTACGGCAGCAACGAGATTCGCTCTGACCACCAGTCAAGCGGTCAAAACTACGGCCTTAAGTCAGCAGCAGGCACAATCAACGGTGAGCTTTCCTCGGCAACCTACCAGATACTCGTTGAAGCAATGCTTGAATCGGCATTTGCTGCCACAACGCCCTATGCTGCTGGCACTGATGTAACTCCTGCATCCGCTGGCACATTTACTGATGCTTCTGGCGGCTACCTGACTGCTGGTCTGAAGATTGGTGATGTCGGCAGATGGACAGGCTTCACATCAACGGCAGCAGCAAACAATGCTAAGAACTTCCTGATCACTGGCCTTACTGCAACCGTGATGACTGGTGTGTTTCTGAATGGTGATGCCATTGTCAGTGCATCAGCAGGCGACTCTGTTACCTTCACACTGCCAGGCAAGAAAGCAAAACCGCCACTAACTGGTCACACAAAGGACTATTTGCAGGTTGAGGAATTTTACTCAGACCTGACTGACTCCGACCTGTTCAGCGACATGATTGTTTCTGGCCTCACGTTTGATCTGCCTGCAAGCGGCAACGCAACAATGTCAGCTACACTGGCTGGATTGTCTCGCGCACTGTCTGGCTCACAGGTAATGACCAGCCCAACTGCTGAAACGCAGACTGGCATCATTGCATCCATCAATGGTCGTATTTTCATCAACGGCACTGCAATTCCTGTGACTGCTGTGAATATACAGATTGCTAATGGTGCAGCACCAACAGGCGCAGAGATCGGCAGCAACGAGTCTGGTGATGTGTTTCGTAATCAGATCGTAGTGACTGGTCAGTTTATGGCGATGCTGCGTGATCAAACCCTTTCTGCGCTTTATGATGCAGAAACTGAAATCAGCCTGATTGTTGCTGCTGCTGCTGATGAGACTGACGCTGCTGACTTTATGGGCTTCTCAATACCGAAAATCCGAATCACTGGTGACTCACCAGATGATGGCGATGCAATTATGCGTACTTATCCTTTTAGTGCGCGACTGAACGTAGACGGCGGTGCTGCTTTGGCCTTTGACGAAACAACAATCACAATCCAAGACAGTGCTGTTGCTTAACCGAGTACCTGCCGTCCTGCCAACTAGTCCTCGCGGACTAGCGGCAGGGCGGTAAGGGCATTAAACCAAACCGCGAGGATATACGAATGAACAAGAAAGCGATGAGCTTGGATCAGTTTGATCTCGGCACAAAATCAAATGAGGGTGTTGATGTTGAGCTAAAGAACCCTGTCAACGGTCAGGGGCTTGGCATCTTTATCACTGTTGTTGGCCGTTACTCTGAAAGATACCAAGCTGCTGTTCGCGAGGTATCGAACCAGTCAATTAAGGTTGCGGCTAACAAAAAAGAAAAAATGGATATTGTTACCGAAGCAAACGAACGAGGCACACAGCTTCTGGCTCGTTCTACTTTGGGCTGGCGCACTGATGATTCACGGACAATATTCTTTCACGGCAAAGATCAGCAGTTTTCTTTTGATGCTGCAATTGAGCTTTACAAGTCTGTCAGCTTACCGTGGGTAAAAGAGCAGGTTGATGCTGCGGTACATAGCAACGCAAATTTTATGATGCCCTGATTGCAGGGCTTGTAAATTATGCACGATCAGAAATAACGCTGGCGACACCACAAGAAGATGGCATTGCACTGCGGGTACACTTAGAGAGCATCAAGCGTCAAACAGGCATTATCCCAGATCAACTTGCTGATGCAGTACCAGCACCAGATTATGGACTACATGTTTGGGATTATTATTGTCAAATACGCAGTCTGATAGATTCTAAAACCCGCAAAGCAATGACGGCTCAAGATGTACAGGATTTCTGTTGGTTTTATGCGATACAATTAGAGCTATGGGAGCGCATTGCTCTTAGGCGAATAGACTTAGTATTTATGGGGGCTGATAGTGACTGACGTTACTTTACGAATTAAGGTCGATAGCTCCGAAGTCGATAAAGGTCGCAAATCGCTGGATGGCCTTGCTGCGTCCAGCGATGATGCCGACAAGTCTACCGATAAACTCACCAAAACCACTGGCGGCTTAACAAGTGCTGCAAAGGCTGCTGGCGCGGCAATAGTTGCGCTGGGCGGCTCAATGGTTGTTCGGCAGGCTATCGAATACGCTGACGCATGGCAAAACGCAACCAACCAGCTTAAGACTGTGCAGGGTGCGACAGAAAACCTTTCTACAACCCAAGCAGTATTGATGCGAGTTGCTAACGACTCACGCGCTAGTTTTGAGGCTACGGCTGGACTGTACACAAGGCTGTCACGCGCAACGGCCAACCTAAATCTAGATCAGGCTGAGTTAATCGACCTCACAGATACCATCAACAAATCATTTGCGGTTTCTGGTGCAAGCGCACAGGAAGCATCAAACGCGATTACACAGTTATCACAAGGCTTGGCGGCAGGCGCACTGCGCGGCGATGAATTTAACTCAGTATCAGAGCAATCACCGATACTGATGCAGGCCATTGCTGACAGTTTGCGGATGACCCGTGGTGAACTGCGAGACTTTGCGGCAGAAGGCGGCATTACTGCTGAGATTGTTGTTACAGCATTGCAGCAAGCCTCTGGCGAGATTGATGCGACATTTACAAAGATGTCTGCAACCTTTGAACAGAATATGACTGTTGCCAACAACAACATGATGGAGTTTGTTGGCTCAAGCGAGGCTGTCAAAGGTGTCGTGGGTGCAACGGGTGCTGCGCTGGTTTTCCTGTCGGAGAACCTTGAAACTGTTGCAACGGTTGCCGGTATTGCTGCATCAATGTTTGCTGCAAAAGGTGTTGTTGGCCTTGTCGGAGCGATGTCTGCAACAGTCGGCGGCATGACAATAGCAACTACAGCGGCAGGTGCTTTGCGTGTTGCCTTAACGCTGCTGGGTGGTCCAGTTGGCATCATTGTCGGTGTTGTATCAACGCTGGCAGTGCTTGGCAAGATGATGTACGACAACCGGCAGGAGACAGAAGCACTTGAGGCTGAAACTGCTGCGCTTGCCAGAACAGAAGAAAACCACAATCGGATATTGTCCTCGTATGTCGGCAGTTTAGATGACTTGCAAGGCAGGCTTGTATCATCACGCGCAAATCACCAGAACATTACTGCGGCAATGGGTGAAAACTCAGCAGAAGCATTAAACCTTGAGCGCGAAATAGCAGAGCTTGAAATTGCAATCACAGCAATGGGTGGCAGTACAACAACCGCAACTACTGCGATTGTGGCAATGACTGCTGCCGAAGAAGAAGCATCACTAGCCATCATGGCAAAGGTTACAGAACTTGATGCGGAAAGGGCTGCACTGCAACTGTCTGAGCGTGAATTGTTTATTCTTAACGCGACAAAAATTAAAGGCATTGAATTAACAGACGACCAGAAAGAAGCAATTATTGCATCTGCATCTGCACTGTTTGATGAAAGGGCAGAATTAAAATCTAGCCAGGCTGCACAAGAAGCACTGAACCTTGCTAGGGAAAAGGCTGTCGAGCATACAAACAAACTGGTAACAGAAAACAAACGCGCAGAAATCCAGCTAGTTTTGAATGAGCGACAACAAGCAATCTACAACGCGGTGATGAGTGCTGGCACAGCATTAACTACTGAACAAATGATTGCCATCGAAGCATCAATAAACTCGCTGTATGACCAGAGAGATGCTACTGATGCAGCTACCGCAGCCGCAGAGCGCAACCAAGAAGCGGTAGATGTATGGACTAAGCTATCCACTCGCGGCTCAGAACAACGCGCAGCGGCTGAAATAGAGTCGCAAAGACGGCAAGAAGAGGCAATATCCAGAACTCACGAATACCTGACCACAAGCTTTATCGACATTTTCAATAATGGCAGAAACGCTTTTGACAATATCGCGAAAGCATTCAGCACGATGATTCAGCGGATGCTCGCCGAGTGGGCTGCGTCCAAGCTGATGGAATTTGTCGGCATTAGCAGTGGCGGTGGTCGTGGTGGGTCTGCTGGCGCATCTGTTACCAGTGCTGCAACGAGTGCTGTTGCAAACGCTGCTGCTAAGGCTGTCACCTCTGCAATAACTGGTGGCAGTGCTGCTGCTGGTACTGCTGCCGCTGGAACTGCTGGTGGTGCTGCTGCTGGTACTGGTATAGGTGCAACAATAGCCTCTGCTGCTGGGTCAGTAGGCACTGCAATAAGCGGCGGTGCTGCTGCTGTAGGTTCTGCAATATCCGGTGGTGCAACTGCGGCAACCGCATTTATTATGGCTAACCCTTTACTGGCTGCGGCTGCACTTGCTGCTGCTGCTGCTGCTGCACTTGCTAAAAAGCCAACAACCTCTAGCAACGCTGGCCTGTTGATTCACGATGCGCCTGGTGCATCTGCTGACCGAAAGTTTGCTGTTGATGCCTTTGCCTCTGGCTTTGCTCCTGTTGGCTTTGCAAGGCGCGAAGATCAAGCGTCAGCAAATGAGGTAATTGATGTTTTCAGAAAATACGATGCCTCATTAACCGAGATCGCAAAAGCGGCTGGCCTTAATGTTAACTTCAGCAACAATCCTTTTGGTGGCTTTGATGAAAAGGGTCAGGGCAGTGGCTTGTTCTTGGGTACAGCAGCAGAGGAAGGCAGGGGCGTAACATCTGCGCCAATGTCTGAGCAACTAACCCAGTTTACAAAGCAGTGGGTCGAGGCTCTTGGCGGTCAGGTATCGCCTGCTGATAGAGAGTTCCTGTTATCCTCTGGCTCTGCCGATGTCTTGTTGGAAAGGGCTGCAACGCTTGGTCAGGCTGAACGCGGCAGGTTAGATGGAATAGGTTTCGG